AGGCACTAAAATATTTGTTAATAATTGAATAAATGGTGACAGTGCTGTAACTAGATATTGTATCTGAGTTGCTAGTACATCACCTAAGATATTAACAAGTGGCATAATCGCTTTTAAAACTGTTTCAAATAGGTTCCCAATCACTGATAGGATTGGCATTAAAGCACTACCTAATATAGATACAAGACTATTGATTGAATTCCTAAAGTTCTCATTGGTTGTGTATAATAATGCAAATACAGCTGCAATTGCTGCGATAGGTCCTAAAGATGCACCTAATCCACTCATTGCAGTTCCAAGTCTTGCAATCATACCAATCATAGATCCAACACCAGATGTAAGTTTTCCAACAATTAATAATACTGGAGCTAGTGCTGCAACAAATGTTAAGATACCTAATATCAATTTTTGTTGGTCCATTGTTAAACCTTGAAAGAAATCTCTTAATTTTTGAAATACAGGAACTACTTTAGTTTCAATGACATTGGCCATAGCTTCCATTAGAGGAAGAAAGGATGCTCCAATCTCATTCTTAACCAATCCAAATTGATATTTAATTCTATCCATCGTATCTTCAAATGCATCAAGATCATTAACAGTATCTTCAGATAAATACCCTAATGATTTAAATTGTTCACCTAATGCTTTAAGACCTTCACCACCATCATTTAATAATGGAATGATTTTAGATCCCATACGTGTACCAAATATTTCGTTTGCTAAATATGCTTGTCTAGTTGCATCTGATACATTCGCAAGTGAGTTTACAATCTTTTCAAAATTTGCTTCCATACCAAGCGATGCTTCTTCTGCGGTTATTCCAAGTTCCATTAAAGCAGTTGCTGTAATATCACTTTCACCTTGTGCTAAATGAGCTAAAGCTCCTTGCATTTTAGTGACTGCATTAACAAATTGTTGTGCTTCAACATCTGTCTGATCTGCAATATATAACCATTTTTGAAGTGCTTCTGATGATATGTTAAGTTGTTGTGCTGTAGTACCAATATAATCACCAGCTTTAACAGCTGATGCACCTATAGCACCTAAACCAGCAATCACAGATGCAGCAGCTGCACTGAAAGGCATCAATGCTTGTCCTGCTTTTGTGATTGATTCACCAACATTTTTAAATCCATTAACAAGATTATCAATCTTCATTTGATTGATTTCTTGAAGTTTTTGTTTTAATTGAACTGCTTCAGCTTCAGTTCTTATAAGTTGTGAATTAAGATTTTGATATTCAGTAGTGTCTACTTTGCCTGCAGTTTCTAAATCTTTTAATTTATTCTTAAGAGCTACTGCTTTACTGTCAGTTCTTTCGATGGCTTCTCTCATCATGCGTTGTGCTTCAGCATATGTCTTGCCATCAAATTTTAATTCAAGTGCTTTTTGAAGGTTTTTAGAATCTTTAACCAGTCTTTTAGTCTCTGCATCATATTTTTTTGTATTCGCACTGATTAATACTTCAATGGATGATCCGCCTTTTGCCATAATTTCACCTTCTTATAATTTATTCCAATCTTCAGCTGTTGCTTTTCTTCGATCTATTCCTAACTTATCAAGTCGATCTCTTTCTTTATCCTTCTTCATTTGCTCTAAAGCTTCGATATCATATTCAATAATCATCGATTGAAGATCTGAATAATTGAGAGTTTCCATTAAACCATAAGGAATACTATAATCATTTGCTCTTTTTACTACTTTTAAAACAGAAGGCACGGACCCATTCTGTTCACTCTTTCCGATGAGTTCATCATAGAGACTGTTTAATCTTTGAGCCCGTGCTATTCGTTTTTTGAGGCAAAAGTACCTACTTCCTGAATGACTGCAGATATCTTATTCACAACAGTTTCAATATTTGTAACATCAAGTATTCCCACAAAATCATCAAAACTTGGTAATTTAGGAGAACTAATAAAACAATATAACACTCTAAGTAAATCATTTAAGTGTTTGGTTGCTTCTTTATCATCTTTAATCCAGTCACTTACAACAGCAACCATAGATGATAAGTCAACACCCTTTTTGAGTTCTTGAAAGTGAGTTTCCCATTTTAAATGAGCTTTAAAAGATGTATCAACATTAACGATTAACTCATCTTTTTTACTTACAAGCTTTTCACCTTCATATTCATATGTAGCTGTTGGTATTTTTATCGCAATCATATTATCCTCCTACTACGCTGCCATCTTTGGTACTGGAACTGCTGTTTCAAAATCTGCATAATCAGCATCACCAGGGACTACTGACATTTTAGTAACGTTTAGGTCGTTACCATTTACATCTTTATAAACAGCTGCACCTAGATTGTCCATCATCTTTTCACCAAGAATAGTTAATGGAATTTCAATGTTATTTAAATTTACTGAATCTTTACTTTGTGTATGAGTTTCTGAAGCTTTTCCAGAAGTAACATTTAATATCCAAACTTTCTTAGTTATAACAACACCATCTAACAGTTTTGATGATTCAAAATAAATAGCATGCTCAACACTGTCTCTTTGAGTGATATCTGCAACAGCACCACCATCAATTAACATCTTTCTCTTCATGTCAATCTCATATTGTTGTGGCATTTGAACAAGAATAAGATTTCCTGTTAAACCTTTATCACTTGTGATTTCACAAATGATTTGGCCATCACCATAAACATGAGTTGAAGAGTAAGTTGACTCAAGTGCAATACCTTCAGCATAAGCTAAATCTTGAACTGCACCATAACTACCATCAGAATTACGAACTGCGTATTTAACATTTTTAATACTAAATTCAATTTCTTTTGTTTTCATAATTACGATCCTCTTTTCATTTCATTTTTGAAAGCCTCAATCATAGCAGGCTTACTTTTTCTTGCTGTACGTTTAATAAACCCTTTGTATGGTGAAGAAACAGCATGTTCAAGGTATGATGCAAGCGGAACTGATTTGCTATTACCTTTCTTATCTGATCCTCCAACCTTTTTGGAGTTCTTAACGTACCTTACACCTTTATAATCTTTTTTGATAAACCATGAATCACTAAAATGTGGAACTGAATCACCTTTTCCAACAGCTTGAGATAGGTTTCTTCTAAGAACTTCAGCTGAAGCATCAAGACCTTTTTCAATTTGTGGTCTTAATGTTTTGTCTTTAAATTCTTTCAAAATGCCTTCAAGTTGTTTTTCAATGCTATCAGACATGATAAGTAAGATCTCCCTCAATTGTTCTAGTGAAGTACTTACTTTGTGTATCATAGATGTTACCAACGAGATTATAATTGATTCCATTACTGATTAATATTGAAGCAATGTTGTTATAGATCTCTTTAACCTCACTGCTTTTTTTACTGTTAATATAGATTTCAAATGTGGCTTCTCTTAGAATTGGAGTACCATCGCCATACGATAATGTTTCATCATATACTTCTTCTTGAATAACAACATACTTGGATGGTTTCTTATCGTTATCTTCATCCTGGTGTTCTTTATAAATCTTTAGAGTTGTGTTTGCTAATGGTTTTAATAGATCCCAAAGTTTGGTATTAGGATATGGCATTTTCAATCAACTCCTTTAGATCTTCATCGGTAGCAACAGTCAGATTTAATCTAACTTTCTCAAATGATTCACCTTTTGCAATGTTATTAACCTCATAAACTTCAGACATATTTCTTGATTTAATGTAGATAAACTTATTATTTTTATATGCTTGTTTAAAGATTTGAACAGTTGCAGCTAGATTTACATTGTTTGAATGTGCATTCCAAAATGTATTTGCACCAACTTCAGATAGTTCACCAATTATTTTTTTAAATGATTTAACCGATCTTGTACGTTCACCATTAATTGGATCTTGTACTGTATCAATATCAAATAGATAAATAGTTGCATTAGATTGCATCAGGAATCACCACATATCTCAGTTTTTGTACATTGGACAAATACACTGGAGAGGTTTGAAACTCTCCAGGTACCATTTTTAGATTGTCCATGACAAATTGAACAAGGGCAACTACTGACAGTTTATTCGTAAAAATAACTTCATCTTTTACACCAGCTTGCTGAAGATCAGCAATACCAGCTTCAATAAGCATTTCAATACGTGCGTTTGTATCTTCATCAGAAGTATCAAACCCAACTGCATATGTTATTTTTGCTTTGTTATCAATCATAAATTGGTCTTTTGTCATTATAATCACCCTTTATCAAATATTATTTAGGCAGTTTTCAAGAATACGAAACCTGCAGCATCTGCTACTTTACCATCTGCGATTAATGTTGATTTTTCAATCCATTCATCAGTGTTTTCATCGTAGTATTTTCTGTATGTTAACTGAAGATTTGAGTTTAAAATCCACTCTGATAAATCACCAAACACTAAGAACACTGTTGCTGCACCTGCTAAATCAAGACTTGGCAAGTAATCAACAACTTCCACAGGGTAACCCATGAATGTTCTTTCTTGTTTTCCAGCAATACCCATCGTTACACGTGCTACTGGTTGACCATTAGCATCAACCATTCCAGCCATATAACTATCAAAAGTTGCTTTATTACAATAGATTGCGTTACCTGGTTGAGTAGCATATGCATTCTTGATTTTTGATATGAATTTCTTCATCCATCCATCATAAGTTGCATCTCCAGCAACAAATGTGAATTTTTGACCAGCTACGATTCTTGTATCAGTTAAGATACCTGTAGGTTGACCAACACCACTACCATTAAACACTGCTGATTCAACAGCTTTAATGATTGCTCTAGTGATTGCTCTTGCAATCATTTGTTCGAAAGCATCAAGAGTTGCTACGCTAGCTTCTAATGAAGTTGCAATGCGAACTTGAAGCTTGTAATAACCAAATGATACATAAGAATCTGCTTGAAGTTTTTTCTTCTCAGATACTGCACCTTCACCAACCCAAGATGCTTCAGGTTTTAATGAACTAATTGCAATTCTAACTCCACCTTTAACATTGGAGCGTGTAATTCTTTGGAAAACATTTCCATATGTTTCAAGTTCTTCAATCACTCTATTCATGATTGTAGTAGGGACTAACGCTGATACATCAGTTGTAGTAGTTGTTGCATCTGCTCTTAATTCTGCAGGCACAGCTCCACCATTTCTAACGTATGCCATGAATGCCTTACGGTATTCTTTTGTACCTCTTGGATCTAAATCATCTTCGCCATTTAACCCAGATGCACTTCTTTGATTGAAGTTAGATACATCAGTAATCTTAACTGGTTTTGCAGCTAAGGCTTTTTGAAGAGCAGATCTTTCTTCTTCTAATTGACCATACTCTGTTGTAAGAGTACCGATTTGTTCAACATTTTCTGCAGTTTCAATTTCTGCAGCAATTTCATTCATTCTTGCTTCTTTTGCATTAATTTGTTCTAAAATTGTCATTTTATATTTCCTCCTATATTTTTAATTTTGAACAATGCTTTTCTTTTTGCTATTTCAAGTTCTTCACTGTTCACCAACAATGCTGATCGAGCACTCTCCAGTGCTTTCTTTTCGTTCTCCAACGTATCAGTTGCTTGTCTAGCATATATTTCAGTGTCTCTGTAGGCTGGGAAGTTCACAGCACTTACTTCAAAGACTCTTGAAATCTCGGTAATTTTTCTTCTTGGCACATCTGCTTCTAAGTCGCTCCACTCATGAGCAGCAACTTGAAACATAAATGACATCCCATCAACATCTCCACGCTTTACAGCTGAATGAAGATTTTTAGCTTCTGTGTTATTTGCAATATCAAGTTTTGCAATAACTTTCAAGCCCTTTTCATCAACAGTAAGTTGTAGTGTTGAATTTTCATTGTTTCTTCTAGATCTTGCTAATGCAAGTTTAGTATCATCATGATTAACTAAAAGAACAACATCTTCTAATGCCTCATCTTTTATGGCATCTCTAGCAATGGATTCAATCCACCAATCATTACCAATAACAGTTTCTGATTCAAATACTACTGCATAGCCTTCTATTGTTGCAGTACCATCATCGGTATTTTCTTCTACATTAATATCAACTAGATTGAAAGCTCTTTGAGCTCTTATTTCATTGTCCAGTTTCATCTTTATCCTCCTCGTTATTGCTAACTTTATTTTTTAACTGATATGCATCAATAATGTCTTTACTAACAAAGTTTAATGAAACTCTATCTTCTCCACCATCTGGTTCATATCCTATGAGTTCTCTTTGTTCATCCCTGGAGATGTAGTTTTGAGGACCCATCAGCTTGATGATTTCTAATTTAGTTTTCATAGACAAATGATTCACCAACTTGTCATAAACTTTTATTTGATTATCATGCTGTCTATCAATATGTTTAAATAAAACATACGTTGCAGCTTGTTCAATCGCAATCTTGAATGGTTCTATATTCTTCTGATACAGTGTTTGCCATTCATTCTCTGTTGCATCACCAGTTAAAATTTTCATTGATACACCAAAGTTCATTAAAGCTGTTTTTTCGAGATGTTCTAAGACTTTCTCATCAACAACTTGAGATGATATATTCATAGGCTCAAATTTGCCATCTGCTCCTAAAGTTGCAAATGCACCGTTACCTGTACTCAAGTTTTGGATAAACTCTTCTTTAAACTGATCCAGTGCCTCTTTACCCATTTGTGACTTAGCACTAAGTACACCTTTAAGTTGCATCGATGTTTCTAATGCTTTTGGCATAAGAGTTGTAACCTGGTCATAGATTTTTAATTTCTTGAGAAGATCAGCCCTATTCTCTTTACCAAAATAGTAGTCATCTCCATAGTGTTTTCTAAAATGAATGACATCATTATAGGCTACGCTATAGATTCCACCATTTACGATTTTGAAAACGATCATATAACTATTCGTTTTTTCATCGTATATCATATCTTCTGACTCAGAATTGATTGGAAAGATTGATTCTAATTTAGTTGTTACACTGCCATCACCAAACTCATATTGTTTGTATTCTGGAAACCAATATGCATTTTCTTTAACTTCCAAC